CAGACACTCAGGGAGTGGATGAGAACGGAAACCCGATAACCATCGTAGGTAAGAGTATCTACATTCACGGAACAGATATTGAACTGACAACTATTTATGCCCGTATGCAGTTCACTGCTAACCCTGACGGGCGTACTATTGTGGCATCGTTTAAGACGTACCTTAACCATGATAGATTCCTTGCAGATGATGAACTCAATACAACGGTGCATTCGTTGAATTTCGATTTTGTTATCCTTGAAACAGAGGTGCAATCTTTGGAGGTTGCTTTGAATTATTCGGTTGTCAAATTTGTTGAATTAGGATATAGTGCTATTATAGTTTAGTAGCTCCTAACCTTATACCCAACCTTCTTTCTTACTTCCTCGTTGAATTTCTTTATGGACATCGCCAGGACTTTATCTGAATAACGGCCCGTCTTTCTGAAGATCTTGCTTCTTAACGGATTTTCCGGAATCTCTTTCTCCATATGCATGTACTTATACATGTTGGTTATCATGTGTCGGCATTTGCGCGTCACCTCGTACAGTCGGTATTCATTTCGATCTTTCTCACGGAATAGATGTATCATACCTTTGTCGGTAAGACGTTTGAAGCGCGTCTTGTCCCAACCAAATACATTGGAGTACTCAACGAACTTATAGTAGTTGAACAGTCCTTCTGAGTAAAGATAAAGCAGCATCTCAAGGTCTATCTCTGACACGTCGTACTCTGTTTGTATGTACTTACGGATGACACGCCAGTATTTCAGGCAGTCTGTAGATGGCTCTCTACGGGTGTATTTCTTGATTATACTCTGTTTAATTGGCATAGCAACAAATTTACTATCTTTGCATCAGATATGCAAATCATTAGAAAGCATAAAGGTCTTGGCGACACAGTTGAGGCTGTGGCGAAATCGATGTATGCTGATAAGATTGCAGAGGCTATTGCTCAAGGTGTAGGCGCTGAGGACTGTGGATGTGCAGCTCGTAAAGAGAAGCTGAACGACCCTGAGCTGTGGATAAACAAGATAATGTATGGGTCAAAGCAAGACAAGTAAGTACTACGCAAAGAATCCTGAAGCGGCAGAGAAGCGCAGAGAGGATCAGCGTGAGCGAAACAAAGACCCTGAAAAGAAAAAATATCGAGCGCAACTTAATAAAGAGAGGCGCAAAAGAGGAGTTTACGGAAAAGGGGGCGCTGACATGTCTCATACAAAGGACGGAAAGTTGGTAGCAGAGAAGCCTTCACGTAATAGAGCAAGGAATGGATCTAACGGAAAAAGTACAAAGAAATGAGTGTAAGAGCATGGCATGAGATCGTAACGGCAGCAGCAGGAACGGTAATATTGAACGATACGACTGCATACACAGATCCTATTAGCGCTATCTATGTGCTTGAGGACACTGTGTTCAATGTATTGACAGACGACGCTGGGAATGTTAAGGGCGACTATATTACTACTGCTGCAACGGCAGTTAAGGCAGGAGCTCTTATCACTCCATTTGATAAGCAGAAACCATTTGTTAATATTGACCTCACTTCAGGGTCTGTAGTTTTGATTAAATAATGACAGCACTAGACGTACTTGAGTCTATAAAGAAACATGGATTTACTGGAGCAACAGTTATAGCCTTGTTTTGGATGAATAATCGTTTATCATCAGTTGAGTCACGTTTGTACGATTGCTATGATGATCTACGTCATACTGAAATAAGGATGCCGGATAGGAAAACTGAGCCATTGACGCACAATCCTAAACGGCTATTAGCAGTTTTGCCGTCAGATCGTAAGATAAAGAAGAATGTATGTTGAGTCTGATACGAATGCTTATTGCAGACATTGCTGTAGACACGCTAATGCGTGATGGTAAGTGGTCGCGTACGTCTTTAACTATGTTTACAGCTTGGCTGTTTGTAATTCTTATCGCTGTGATCGACTACATTCGGACAGGTTTTCATTTTGAGGTTTGGTGTACAATGGTTGCCGTTTCGGTAGGTGTTAAGGTAACTGACGCATGGAGTAAAAAAATACAGAAGTAATGTACGGATACGGAGGAAAACTTATTGTTGTAAGTGGAGATGTGCCAGTAGGCGCAACGCTTATGAAGACGGGTCAAACAACGTCTTACAGGACGGGTGACGATGGAGATATCGAAGCAGGTCGGGCAACTTCATTCACGGTGCTTTCATCAAACAATCCTTTCGGTAACACCAACCGATTTACAGACGAGTTAGGAGGTCAAACGTACACGAATACTATCGTTGTTGATTGGTCTACTTATGACGGCTCAACTGTGTTGGGGTGGAGAAAAACAAAGTCCACAGGTTATACAAATTGGAATACAGCTATTGACAATGCCCTTGCTTTAAGTATTGGCGGTTTTGCAACTGGTTGGAGGCTTCCAAATAGAGGGGAGCTATTCAGTATACTGAATCACGGTGTAGCCACATCTGTATTGAATTATGCACCTTTCAGCATCACGGCTGACACAAATATATGGACGGGAACAACAAACAACATAACAACAGCTAACGCGTTTGTTTTAGCGTCAACAGGGACTGGTTCTATGGGTGCTTTTGATAAAACATCAGTAGCAGCAGAATACATTCCTTGCAGAACATTTACCGTATCAGGAACAACACTTTCATAATATGAACTATCAATTTTCACAATTCGCAGGAACGATCATTAATCCTACCGTTGAAGTAGTAGGTGTTCACGATAACATTCAGAACAAGACTTGCTCTGTGTCAGTAGTGCTTTCTAATGCAGGAGGCAGTTACGGCATTAATCTTTCAGGCTTTACATACACGGAAACTTGGGAGGATGCCGATATTGAAGCATGGGTAAGTTCTGAACTTGATGGTTACGCAATTTAATGAACTACCTAAAAGGCATATTGTTATACGTTTTGTCGATGATTGCAGTCGCTCTGTTTGTGTTGGCAATGTCAGGCTGTGACGCATCCAAGCAACAACAGAAAGGCTGGAATAAGTTCGTTAAGTACGGAGGCAAAATAGATACGGTCAAGCAGACGGTAAACGTTCCTGTATATATTAAGGGGAAGGACGGTAGGGATAGCTTGATTTATGTAGAGAAGGAGATCGATTGTCCGGAGCCGAAGATAGAGTACAAGGACAGATGGCATGTAAGGCGTTTGGACAAGAGGGAGAGAGATAGCTTGAAGCATGTAAAGAAGATGGCAAAGATTCATGCAGATCTGACAATCGATAGTTTGAATAAGGTCATAAAGATAGAGCGTCAGAAGAAGGGTCAGGCAAGGCATGAAGCTAAAGAGGCTAAAAACGCTAAGTCAGGCGGATGGTCTAATCCGTGGATATGGGTAATCATAGGTGCTATGGTAATAACTTCAATCTATTTAATTAAGAAGCAATGAGCAATATACAGAAGTACGTAGAGTTTGTAAGAAAGTGGGAGGGATCTCACGGAAGAAGTACAAATGATGTGAGTGCTGCAAAGTTTCCATGCCCTACACCATTTAAGGGCAAGACAGGATGGCATACCAGTTCAGGAGTCACTTACAAAGTTTGGGTTTCTGAATATGGAACAGGCAGAGATGCTGAGTTTTTCTCTATGCCAACAGACATGTGGTGGAATATTTTCAAGAAACGATTTTGGAATAAGGTGTCTGCTGACAGTTTTAATTTCGGTATAGCCGTATTGCTTACAGACTGCGCATGGATGAGTGGAATATCTGAGGGTGTTGACACGTTGCAAGATGCGTGTATTGCTCTTGGTTCAAAAATAAAGGACGATGGAGATATGGGGCCAAAGACAATAGCTGCTGCCAATTCTCACGATCCAAGGAAACTGTTCGACGAGATGTATAAAGTACGTGCTGCATTCTACAAGCAGATAGCTGTGGGTAAGCGCGCTGTTTATTACAACGGTTGGATGAATAGATTGAACGACATCAAAGATAAATTCAGACCATAATGGCAAAGAAGGCAGACTCTGTAGTAAAGTTGCAGAAACCGAAGGTAAGCAGACCAGGTGTACATTCAAAATGCAGGTCAAGCAAGCTTAAGTCAAGCAAGAACTACAAAAAGAGATATCGCGGACAAGGAAGGTAAATAAAATTGTTTATCTTTGTACCTAATCTAATTTAATTCAAAATGACAAAAATCAAAAATCTGAAGGATAACTCTACGCCTTCAAAAATCACATCAGAAGAACTTTCTGAAATGCAGGGCTTGAGCCGTGCATACAATCAGGTTAGAGCCAAGGTTGCTGACCTATCGTTCATGCATTACCAAGCACTACGCAACATGGAGGCGATGGAAGCTCGTATGGGTAAGTTCAATGAGGACATTACCAAGAAGTACAAGCTGAAAGAAGACGCGAAGATCGATCAATTAACAGGTGAGATAAAATGACAATCCGGAAGATATCGGTAGGTACTGACCCACTGAAGGCTATGCACTATCAGTTGGGTTCTTATGTGATGAATGGCACGCATGAGATACAGTACATTGAGCTTACCGACTTCGGATTTGACATTTGGATAAAGAATGGTGCCAACGAAATATTGAAGTGGAAGACCATTAATCTTTACATGCCTGTAATAATCGAACACAATCTTGAGTTTTAATGCGCTCACTGAATAGCTTTATTTGCAGACCAAAGAACGATAGACGGTACGAGAACACAAAAGAGATCGAGGGGAAACAAGTAGTTACATCATCAACCGACGAGGATCATCTTGCTGTAAACCGTATCGCTATCGTTGAGTCTGTTCCTATTAACTATAACGGCCCTATAAAGGATGGTGACGAGATAGTTGTGCATCATAACATCTTCCGTCTGTATGGAGACATGAAGGGTCGCGAGAAATCGTCATATGCCTTCCTGTTTGACAACAAGTTTGTTATTGACTACATTGACATATTTGCATACAGACGACCTGAAGGCAAGTGGTGCGCTATTGCACCATACTGCTTTGTAGCACCTGTTGACAAGGTGGGTAGTCAAGGATTTGATGAAAGTGGTCAATACGAACCTCATCGCGGAGTGATAGTCTATCCTAACGAAGAACAGAGAGACCTTAATCCAGGTACTGAGATTATCTACCGTCCTCATATTGAGTATGAATTCAATATTGACGGTAAGAAGTTATATCGAATGAAAACGCATCATGTATGTCTGATAAACGAAAGGAAATCTTAGAGGCAGGCCGAGTGGCTGTTGACGAGCTTATTCGCGTACTGCGTGACCCTATTATTACTGGAGGAGATAGCGATCTGTCGGCAGACAAGATGAAGACTGCTGCTGCGGCAAAGCGTTTGGCATTTGAGGACGCTCTGGCTATGCTTGACAAGATAGAGCAAGAGGAGCCAGATCCAAATCAAGCTGAGATAGCAAAGAAAGCTGAGTCAATACCTGTATCATTTGTTGAGTCTAAAGCAAAAGGTAAAGAACGGTGAGTCTATACTCAGTCATAGAGAACTATATTGACGGACGCGCTCGTGCAGCTCACAAGTGGGAGTACGGCTATGACGAGAAGTACGACATGGTTGTTATCTCAAAAGATGGTACATTAGGAGAGGTATATGAGATTAACGGTCTCAAGATAGGTCTTCCTAGCTTACCAAAAGGTAACTTGCCAAAAGGTAACAACAGATGGCAGCCGAAAGAATATCCTAAAGAACTGTCGCGCATCAAGTCTATCTTTGAGTGGAACTCTATGTCTACCGAGTTTAAGGTAAAATGGGTAGACTACATACAGGCAGAGTTTGAGAAGCGTGAAAACGGTTATTGGTTTCTGAATAACGGTAAGCCGACATACGTTACAGGCAGTCACTACATGTACCTACAGTGGTCAAAGATCGATGTAGGTATGCCTGACTTTCGTGAGTCCAATAGGATATTTTGGATATTTTGGGAGGCATGTAAGGCTGACGAGAGATGTTTCGGAATGTGTTATCTAAAGAACCGTCGTTCCGGATTCTCTTTCATGTCGTCAGGTGAAACTTCAAACCTTGGTACTTTGGCGAAAGACTCCAAGCTTGGTATTCTGTCAAAGACGGGTGCTGATGCCAAGGAGATGTTCATTAACAAGGTGGTACCTATCGTAAGGAACTACCCGTTCTTCTTTAAGCCTATACAGGACGGATCTGACAATCCAAAGACTGAGCTATCGTTTAGATTACCTGCAAAGCGTATCACTCGTAAGAACATGTCAGAGACTGACACTGAGGATATCACAGGTCTTGACACAACTATCGACTGGCTAAATACGGCAGATAACTCATACGATGGTCAGAAGCTTCTACTATTAGTTCATGATGAGAGCGGTAAATGGCTCTTACCAAACAACATACTTAATAACTGGCGCGTAACAAAGACATGTCTTCGTCTTGGTAGTCGCATTGTAGGTAAGTGCATGATGGGGTCAACCGTTAACGCACTTGCTAAAGGTGGTCAGAACTTTAAAGATTTGTATCTTGACTCAGATCCACGAAAGCGAAATGCAAACGGTCAGACAAAGAGTGGTCTTTACTCGCTGTTCATACCTATGGACTACAACATGGAGGGCTTCATTGATGAGTTTGGTCATGCTGTAATTGAAGACCCAGCAAAGCCTGTCATGGGTATTGATGGCCGTCAAATAAAGATGGGCGTTGTGACTTATTGGAACAATGAAGTTGACGCACTAAAGCATGACCCTGATGCATTGAATGAATTCTATCGTCAGTATCCACGAACTGAGTCACACGCATTCAGGGATGAGTCTAAGCAGTCATTGTTTAATCTGACGAAGATCTATCAGCAGATAGACTATAATGACGGTCTGATTAGAGACAGAGTGATTACACGCGGAAGTTTCCATTGGAAGAATGGAGACAAGGACAGTGAGGTAGTATGGACTCCTGACCCAAGAGGCAGGTTTGTCGTTGCATGGCTACCACCTAAAGAGATGCAGAACCGTTTTGTTATGAAGAACGGAAAAAAGTATCCAGGCAACGAGGAGTACGGAGCATTTGGATGTGACCCGTATGACATCTCAGGAGTTGTTGGTGGAGGTGGATCGAACGGAGCCTTACATGGGCTTACTGGATTTACGATGAATCCACAGATACCATCAAACTTCTTTTTCCTACAGTATATCGCTCGTCCTGCAACAGCGGAGATATTCTTTGAGGATGTGCTGATGGCCTGTGTGTTTTACGGCATGCCTTTACTTGCAGAGAACAACAAACCAAGACTACTTTATCACTTTAAGAACAGAGGGTATAGAGGTTACTCTATGAATAGACCTGACAAGCATATCACTCAGTTGTCAAAGACGGAGCAGGAGCTTGGTGGTATTCCAAACACGTCTGAGGACATTAAGCAGACGCATGCCTCAGGTATTGAGTCGTATATAGAACAATATGTTGGGTATGACGTTGAAGGCGAGTATCGTAGTTCTGATGATTGTGGAAACATGTACTTCAATCAGACGTTAGAGGATTGGGCAAGATTTGATCCTAACAACCGAACGAAGCACGATGCATCTATCTCATCAGGTCTTGCTATCATGGCAGTCCGTAGGCACACGTTCCGCACTGAAACTAAGAAGTCCAAAATTTCCGTATCTTTGTCGAAGTACAATCAAGACGGAAGTTCCAGTCAACTGATCAGATGAGTGAAAAGAAAGTAGAACTAAAGGTATCGGCTACCTCGTTTCCGGATATTAATGCTTCGACCCAAGTAAAGGAGTCTGAGGCGTATGGTTTGCAAGTAGCAAGAGCTATTGAGGGTGAATGGTTTAGGCGAGCAGGTAATTCTTGCCGTTATTATGACCAATATGCTGAGTTCCATAGAAGAAGACTTTACGCTCGTGGCGAACAGGCGATAGGCAAGTATAAGAACTTGCTTGCTGTTGACGGAGACCTTTCGTACATGAACATCAACTGGGACATCGTAAAGATCGCCCCAAAGTTCGTTGACATTGTTGCAAACGGTATGGCTGACCGTTTGTATAAGGTACGGGCTACTGCTCAGGACGCTATGTCTGCTGAGAAAAAGAACCTGTTCCAAGATATGATCGAGGCCGACATGGTCGCTAAGGACTTCCTTACGATGACCAAAGAACAGTTCGGTGTTGACGCATTCAATGTAGATCCTAAAGACTTACCTCAGACAGATGACGAGCTTGCTCTGTATATGGAGCTTCGATACAAGCCGTCTATCGAGATTGCTGAGGAGATAGCTATCGACAATATTTTTGAGATGAACGACTTCCAGGTTGTTCAGCGTAGATGCGATCTTGACCAAATTACTTTAGGTCTGTCGTTCACTAAGCATGAGTTCTCAAAGAATGAAGGGCTTTTAGTTAAGTATGTCGACCCTGCCGCTATGGTATGGAGCGAGACAGAGGAGCCTGACTTCAGCGATTGCTTCTATTTTGGAGAGATAAAGAATGTACACTATACAGAGCTTCGTAAGATAGACCCAACTATAACTGACGAGCAGCTTAAAGAGATACAGCAATTTGGATCTGCATGGTACAACAATTACTCTATTGTCCGGCAGTATTACGACAGTGCATTCTTGAATGAGACTGTCACACTACTCTACTTCAACTACAAGACTGAGAAGAAGTTTGTCTACAAAGAGAAAATTACAAAGCAGGGTGGTAAGAAGGTTATTGCTAAGGATGACTCTTTCGTTAATGCTGAGAGTGAGAACTTCCGAGTTGTGGAGATTCCTAAAGAAGTATGGTACGAGGGAATATTAGTTGCTGGTTCTAATCATTTGCTGAAGTGGAACATGATGAAGAATATGGTTCGTCCTAAGTCTCCATCACAGAAGGCGCTTCCTAACTACATTGGGTATGCACCACACATGTACATGGGCAGGTTCGACTCATTGGTCAATAGAATGGTTCCGTTCCTCGACAACATTCAGCTTATACATATCAAACTTCAGCAGATTCAGGCTCGTATGGTTCCTGACGGTGTATTCATCGATGCTGACGGACTGAACGACATTGACCTCGGAAAAGGCGCTAACTACAATCCGGAGGAAGCGCTGAAGCTGTACTTCCAGACAGGTAGTGTTATTGGTCGTTCGTATACACAGGACGGAGAGTTCAACAACGCTCGCGTTCCAATTCAAGAGCTACAATCCAATAGTGGATTCAATAAGATACAGGCGTTAATCACTGCCTACAATCAGAATCTTAACATGTTGCGCGATGCCACAGGTCTTAATGAGGCCCGTGACGGATCGATGCCTAAAGCTGACGCACTTGTTGGTGTTCAGAAGTTAGCGGCATTGAACAGTAACACTGCAACACGACACGTACTTGACGGGCGACTGTTAATGGTTAGAAGACTTGCTCAGGCTCTGTCATTACGCATGGCAGACATTCTTGAGTACGCTGACTTTAAGGAGCAGTTTGCAATGCAGATAGGTAAGTATAATTTGGCTATCCTTGAGGACGTTAAGAACTTATACCTACACGACTTTGGTATTTATGTTGACTTGCTTCCTGACGAGCATGAGAAGGAGATGCTTGAGGCAAACATTCAAGTATCTCTTCAGCGAGATCAGATAGACCTTGAGGACGCTATTGACATTCGTAACGTGAAGAACATCAAGCTTGCTAATGAGCTTCTAAAGATGAAGCGCAGACGTAAGTTGGAGGACTTGAGAGCGCGTGAGGATCAGCAACAGCAGATGCAAGCTCAGATAAATATGCAGTCTCAGCAGATGGCAGCTCAAGCTAAGATGGAGCAGGCACAGATGGAGGCTCAATCAAAGATATCTATCAAAGAGGCTGAAACGAACTTTGAGATGCAGAAGATGCAGTTTGAGGTTGAGAAGAAGAAAGAGCTTATGGCACTTGAGTTCCAGTACAATATGGAGCTGAAGGGTATAGAGACAGACGGACTGATGAAGCGTGAGAGCGAGAAGGAGAAAGCCAAGGACAAGCGAGTTGACTTACAGGCTACCCGTCAGTCTGAACTGATTGAACAAAGACAGAAAGGTCTTCCTGCAAAGAACTTTGAGAGTTCCGGTAACGACATTATTTCAGGTGGTGGAGGAGCGTTCGACCTTGAGACATTTATGCCTAAGTAATAACATACACATGAAAACAGATAAAGAAAAAAGAGCTGCAAAAAAAATGGCTAAAGTTGAGTCTATAGATAGCAATAAGAGGCTTAACAAAGTAGTTGACAGAAGGTATAAAAAGTTAGACCGTAGATACGATAGAGCTGCTGGTAATGAAAGGAAGACTGCTAAAATTGATAAGAAGTATGGATACGACTATGAGTCAGCTAAGAAATCTGGAATAACTCCAGACTCAACCGGACACATGGGATCTATAGGTAATGATGGACTTATATTGAAAGGTAAAAAACATCCTTCAATGATAAAAACTAAAAAAGTAGAGAGACTTTTAGGTAACAAGATAGTAAGGAAGGATAGTAGGCTATACACTAAGCCTAAAAAACAATAATAGTGAGTTTGGACAAGAAATCAATGAAGTGTAACTCTCCGAAGAAGACACCTAGTCATCCAACGAAGAGTCATGTAGTTAAGGCGTGCGAGAACGGCAAGGAGAAAGTAATCCGATTTGGACAACAAGGTGTTAAGACAAATCAAACAGCAGGTCAGCGAGAAGCTTTCAAATCTAGGCATGCTAAGAATATATCTAAGGGTAAATTGTCGGCAGCATACTGGGCTGATAAAGTAAAATGGAGTCCAAGCAAGACAGCTCAACCTAAGAACAAGAAATGGGTGAAAGGATCATGAAAAAGATTTCAATACAAGGAGTTAATCACTTGGTGAAAAAAAATAAAAATGGTGATATTGTTGTAGAACATACCAATATAAAGAATGGTAAATACGACAAAATCAATTTAACTAAAAAAACAAAGGCAAAGACAGTATCAGAAGGAATCAAGTCAACCAAAGAATGGCATAAGGAGAATCCGTATCATGAAAAAACCAAACGATCAAAAGTTACCAAAAGGTAAGTCTGAATCAAAAAAGACAAACAATATACCAATGGGGTATCATGTTATGCCTGATGGAAAAGTAATGAAAAATTCAGCTCATAAAAAGAGGTAAAAAACATATTACGTTTTTTTTGTTAATTTTGTAACAATTTAATTCAATTTATATGGAAATCAAAGGTATGCGCCTTGTAGATGAAGAGCCTAAGTCAAAGGCCGAAATCGAACAGGAGCTTATTGAAAAACACGAGGAGGAGGTAGCAGCAAAGCAAGATGCTATTGTTGAAGATAAGCCGATCGTGGAAGAAGTGAAGCCAGAGACTACGACTCTTGAGCTTGACGACGAAAAAGTTCTTTCATTTATTAGAGAGAAGAAGAACCTTGAGATAGGTTCTTTAGACGAATTTGAGGAGCTTCTTAAAAAGAGGAACACTCCACAGGAAGAGATCGATGAAGTTGCGCTTGCATACAATAAGTACAAGCGAGAGACAGGTCGTTCTTTAGAAGACTTTATCCAACTACAAAAAGATTGGTCTTCAGAAAAGCCTGAGGTTACTCTTCGCGAGTTCTACAAGCAGCAGGATCCTGACTTGACTGAGCGTGAGCTTAACGCTATGATGAAGCAGTTCAGTTATGATGAAGATCTTGATGACGAGGACGAGATCGCTGAGAAGCAAATCAAAATGAGAAAAGAATTGAAGGATGCAGTAAAGTTCTTCGATCAGCAGAAGGATCAGTATAAGTTGCCTGTCGCGTCGGCAGATAACTTTGTTCCGGAGGGTGAGAGAGAACATTACAAGTCCTACAAGCAATACGTTGAGTCCTCATCTGCTATTGAGCAGGAGAACAAGAAGCGTTCTGAGTTCTTTGCAGACCAAACGAGTAAGCTATTCAGCGACCAATTTGAAGGTTTCAAATTTAAGGTTGGTGAGTCAGAGTTGAAGTGGAAGCCTGCGGAGCCGTCGGCAATGAAGTCAGCACAGTCTGACGTATCTAAGTTCCTTGGTTCATTCCTTGACGACAATGGGTACGTTAAAGACGTTGAGGGCTTTCATAGGGCAATAGCTGGTGCTATGAACATCGACAAATTAGTTTCTTTCGCTTATGAGCAAGGTAAGGCTGATGGTATCGGCAATCTTGAGAAAGAGGCTAAGAATCTTGATGTAAATGTAAGAGAGACACCGAAAGTTGCCAACGACAAAGGTATCAGAATGCGAATTGTTGATGATGGACAGCCAACGTTTAAGATAAAGGGTAAATTATAAACAACAAGCTAAAAACAAACAAAAATGGCTGGATCTATTACATCGGGGTCGATATCACTAACCCCAAGTGCAGTTAAGGCGACATTGTCGTCTAACTACATCTCTACATTCGACTTGCTCGATCAGTATTTGCCTGATCTTCAGGAGCAAGAATTTGCACGTTACGGTGAGCGTACTATCAAGGGATTCCTTGAGAAGATGAGTGCTGAAATGCCTTCTAACTCTGACCTTATCCGTTGGACTGAGGAAGGTCGTCTTCACACTAAGTACACTTCTGTTTCTACTACAACAGCGGTTGTGTCTGGTCAGCAGACATTTGACATTGGCGCATCAAACCATAACTTCCGTCTTAACGAGACAGTTATTCTTTCTTCTGCTTCAGGAGGTAAGGCTGAGAAGGCTATTATTGTAGACATCGCTCCAGGATCTCCTGCTGACCCTACTCAATTTACAGTAGCTTACTATTCTGCAGTAACTCCAGGGTTTTCTAATCCAACGACAGATGTTATCGTATTTGTTTACGGTTCTGAATTCAAGAAGGGTGATAACGGAATGCAGGGATCTTTAGAGGCTGAAACAGAAGTGTTTTCAGTTAAACCTGTAATCATCAAAGATCGTTTTGAAATCGCTGGTTCTGACATGGCTCAGATTGGATGGGTTGAAGTTGAAACTGACCAAGGTCTTTCTTACCTTTGGTACTTGAAGTCTAAGTCTGATACTCGTAAGCGTTACGACGACAAGCTTGAAATGATGATGATCGAACATGTTGATGCTGATCCTTCTTCAGGTGTTGATACATATTTTGGTACTTCTGGTACATGGGGATCAATGGGTCTATTCGAATCTATTGAAACTCGTGGAAACGTATGGTCAGGTGGTACTCCATCTACTCTTGCTGACTTCGATGATATCCTTGAGCAGTTAGATGGTCAGGGTGCTATCGCTGAGAACACTCTTTTCGTTAACCGTGCGTTCGCTCTTGCTATCGACGATATGCTTGCAGCTCAGAACTCTTACGGTGTTGGAGGTACTTCTTACGGATTGTTCGACAACAACGAGAAGATGGCATTGAACCTTGGATTCACAGGATTCCGTCGTGGTTCTTACGACTTCTATAAGACTGACTGGAAATACCTTAACGATGCTACTACTCGTGGTGGTCTTGTTGGTGGTAAGGTTAATGGAGTACTTGTTCCTGCTGGAACTATGAACGTATACGATGAGGTGATGGGTAAGCGAGTTTCTCGTCCGTTCCTTCACGTTCGTTACCGTGCTTCTGAGACTGAGAACAGAAAGTATAAGACCTGGATCACTGGTAGTGCAGGTGGTGCTACAAACAGCGATGTTGATGCAATGTATGTTAACTTCTTGTCAGAGCGTGCGCTTTGTACATTGGGAGCTAACAACTTCTTCATCTTCGAGTAATGAATACCAAAGGGGAGGGGTAGTAATATCTCTCCCCTTATTTTTTTTTGTAATCTAAATCATATCAAATAACATGAAAACGTATCTTTTGAAGCGTGATAAAACGCCAGTATCTTTTATCCTTCAAGCGAGGGATTTACCAACAAAAAGACTTTTGTATTATGATGAATCAAAAAACAAGAACAGAAGTCTTAGATATGCATCAAATCAGGATTCACCATTTGTAGACGAGCAAGATAATGATAGCGTTATCCTTGAGCCTATTGTATTTAGAGATGGTGTTCTTAGTGTTGATGACAAGAATCCAGTATTAATAAAGTTTCTTGAATGTCATCCTGACAATGGAAAGACTTTTTATGAATTTGACCCAATTAAAGAGGCAGAGGAATTCATTAAAAATGAAGAGCTTATTCTAGATGCACAGATTGCGTGTAGAGAACTTCCTATTGAAAGAATGGCATCTATGCTACGTATTTTTACAAATAGAAATGTAGATAATATGGACGCTAAGACGATAAAGTGGGAATGTATGCAACTTGCTAAGTCAATGCCAACAGAGTTCTTGGAAGCTATTGACGATCCTGAGTTAGAGCTTGACGATATTGCTGTACGAGCTATCAATGATGGATTTGTTTCTATCCGTAACAACGGACGCGACATCCACTACAATCTAAAGGACAACAAGAAGCGACTAATGACTGTCCCTCTGAACGAACGACCGGAGTCAGCACTTGCTGCATGGTTGCAATCAGATGACGGGCTTGAGTTCTTCCAATACTTGAGAAACCACTACGATAACGAATAAATGAAGGCCGACAGAGATGTCGGCTTTTTTGTTTATCTTTGTGGCATTATTAACCATTAAAAGTTTTACGAATGGCAAAGTTTATCAAAATTAGAACACAAGTTCTATTGCAAGCTGGTACTGCAGGTACAACAGTAACAAACAAATTAACAGTAGTTAGCTCGGCTGGTCTTTCAGTTGGGGATATTATCTATAATACAAGTGATAATACTTTTGCTACTATAACTTTAATTGACTCAGCTACATTGGTTACGTTGAGTGCTGATATCATGGCATCTGGAGAGACTTACTCTGCGTACAGCGCAACCGAGTATGTTGATAAGCCAGTACTTGCTGAGGGTGTAGCGTTGGTAAAGAGATCTGCGACTAAAAACTATGAGACAACTATTAATTATGCTTCTAATAGTACTGGTACTGATATTGTAACTGTTCTTCATCAGCCAGTTTCATCAGTATATGTTACTACTGTTGAGCAAGCTGTAGATAATGCAATATTAGATGTTCATTCAAATGGCAATAGGCCAGATGTCGCTAAATTAGTATCTATGCCTACTGGAATAAAGGCATTAGCGGTTACCATTGGTTAATTACTGTGACTAAGTCCTAAGAAAGAGGGTCGACATAACGTTGACCCTTTTTTCTTATCTTTGCACTATGATCAATACCATCCGAAATACCGTCCTGTCGATCGTCAGTAAGGACAACCGTGGGTACATCACGCCAGAGGAGTTCAATCTGTTTGCACGACAGGCACAACTTGAGCTTCACGGTCAGTACATGTATGACTACAGTATGGCTATCGCAAAGCAGAACGGCAGGCTTCATGGAAGCGGATATGCTGACATTCCGGAGTTACTGCATGAGGTTCTTGATAGATTCTTGATAACAGATGTGCTTGTATATGATGCGACTCCTGACAAGTTCTATATGCCAGGAGACAACCCATCGAATCCAAACGAACCAAAGGCATATAAGGTTATCGAGTTACTGTACAACAACACTACACCTATAGAGAAAGTACCACCGCATAAGGTAAGGTACCTTCTTAACTCAAGTCTTATTGCTCCTACTACAGAATATCCTGCATACGTTCTTGACGAGCATGGTACTGAGGGGGATACTGGCATTCAGGTATATCCAACGACAATAGTGTCGAATGTTACTATGACGTACATTAGGTATCCAAGAGATCCAAAGTGGACGTATCAAACACTATCAGGAGGAGAGCCATTATTTAATCCATCTCAGGCTGATTACCAAGACTTTGAGCTGCCTATTAGTGACTCACCGCGTCTAGTTACTCTTATCTGTAAGTACGCAGGTGTATCTATTCGAGAGGCTGATGTAGTTCAATTAATGCAGGGAGACGAGGCTACAGATATTCAACAAAAGGCATAATAGATGACCGAACAAACATACTATCAGAACGACGAGAATTGGGGGAGTTATCAGTTCGTGTCTCTTTCAGAGGTTGTAAATAACTTCATGCTGATCAATAACGGCAACGATACGCTTGTCAATAATGTTCCGCGTCATAAAGTTCTGTTCTACGCTAAGGAGGCTATTAAGGAATACAACTACGACGCAGCGAGAGAGCCAAGGGTGTTTGAGTATATCGTTCAGGACGACTTAAAGATGATTATTCCACATGACTGTGTAAACTACGTTCGTTTGTCACTTGAGGTCAATGGACAGTTGTTCACTATGTACGAGAACTTGCAGGCTATATCTGCAACAGCTTATGACCAAGACACAAACGGAGACCTTCAATTCGACATCAATGGTAATGTGCTTACGACTACATCCCAACTCGATACCTCACGTCTTGACCAGTCTATATACTATGGCCCCGGTATCTATAACGGTTGTTCCGGCTGGTGTGTTGATGATGTTTGGTACTTCGGATACGCCCGTGGTGGTTATTATGGACTTGAGACAGACAGAGCGAATTCCAATCCGTCCTTCAGAATCAACAAAAAATCCGGAGTCATAGACTTCGACTCAAATATCTCAGGTCAGCGCGTGGTGCTTGAGTACATCTCAGACGGACTGTATGGTGGTGACTCAGAGACGTATGTACATAAGTTGGCTGAGAAGTGGATCTATGCTTACATTCGTTGGGCTATTCTTGACGACAAGGTTGGAGTGCAGGAATATATTGTGCGACGAGCGAGAGAGAAGCAGTCAGCGCTTTTGAGAAATCTGAAGATAAGACTTAGCAACATCAATGCAGGTAGGTTGTTGATGGTAATGAGAGGCAAGGATAAAACATTGAAGTAATGGCAGACCTGAAGAATACATTCATACAGGGTAAAATGAACAAAGACCTTGACGAGCGCTTGGTGCCTCAAGGTCAGTACAGGGATGCACAGAACATAACTGTTGAGACATCTGAGGGATCAAATGTTGGTGCTGCTCAGAACTCTTTGGGGAATACGCTTGCAGACTTTGAAGATAAGTTGATAAGCGATATTGCTGGGTCTTCTGTTAGTCCTAATGCAAGATGTATAGGAGCTGTGGCTTATGAAGCAGGAAACAAGATATATTACTTTGTGGCTTCAGATGAATTTGACGGAATATATGAGTATGATGATACGACTGGAGAGAACAGAAGGGTTCTTCAGTCAATGAAGGTAACTCCATCAACTCCTTCTAAATTAAACTTTAGAAAAGAGTACTGCATAACAGGAGTCAATCACATACTTGGCCCAAACGGAAATACCTTCCTTTATTGGACAGACGACTACAATCCTCCGCGAAGGATAAACATTGGTAGGTGTATTTCTGACTTGAACGGTACAAGTGGATATGCTATTGACGATCCACGCATTGACTACGACATTGACGTAATTCTTGAGCCGCCGTTATATGCTCCTCACATTGAGCTTGTCAATGACGAGAGTGAGGAGGCAAATAACATGGAGGAGAAGTTCCTGTATTTCGCCTACAGATATCTTTATATTGACAATCAGTACAGCTCTTTATCTCCGTTCTCAGCAGTGGCATTCCATCCGGATGCTTACGAAATTGAGTATGGTGCAGGAAACAATAAATCAATGACCAATACCTTTAACTCAGTAAAGGTATCATTTGAGACAGGAAATGAGTTTGTGGAAGCCGTTCAGTTGGTCGTAAGGGATACACGTAGTATTAACGTTGGTATTGTAGACACATACTACAAGGACGAGCTACAGGGCTTTGCTCAAACAGGAGACTCGGCTACTATTACTTTCCGTAATAACAAAGTATTGGCAGCTCTTCCGACAGATCAGGTTACTAGACTGTTTGACAATGTGCCTCTACTTGCTAAGGCTCAGGATGTTATTGGAAATAGACTTGCGTACGGAAACTATGTACAGTTCAGAGATATAACAGAGTGCGACGGTGACGAGATATCGATCGACTATACGCTAAAGATAAAAACTCCTGCTGAGGAGCCAACCGTTAATGCACCACTGTCTACATGGCGCTCTGACAGAGATTATGAGTTTGCATTGCTTTATACAGACGAGTATGGACGAATGACTACAGCTCTGACGTGCGATACGAATTCTATTTATGTTCCGGCATCTGCAAGTGTGAACGCCAATCAGATAGTAATGACCATCAACCATCAGGCACCATGTTGGGCTACTCACTATAGGATTGCAGTTAAGGAGTCAAAGGGCAAGGTATACAATATATTCCCACTTCTGTACTATGTTAGCGGTATGTATCGCTACTTCCTTATCAACCAGTCTGACGTTGACAAGATTAAGGTTGGAGAGTATGTTATCTTCAAGTCAGATACTGACGGTGAGACGTTGAGCAACAAGAAATACAAGATACTTGAGGTAGATGTTAAAGCTAGCGATTTTCTTGGGTCTAACAGTGTAACTGAGATAAGTGGCGTTTACTTTAAAATAAAGGTTGACCAGTCATCAGAATTTCCATCATCTGCAGTAAATATAGTAACTGCAGAAACGGTTGGTGTTGGTGTGTTTGATTCAAATGAATATGGGAATCCGGTAAGAGACAGATTTGCTACAGTAGAGAGACCTATACATTACGGTGATGGAGATCCTAACGTGCTGAATATAAATTCAGCAAACTCATATGTATCATCATACATAAGAGATACTAGATTCACGATTGAAGTTATAGACCAGAACACTTTCAAGTACACATCACAAGTAGACGCTGCTGGTGGTTGGTCTCAGCCTACATCTATGAACATTGGGTCTCCTGTTTTGCTATACAGGGACTCAGGTTCTACTTCTCCATCAGTTGGAGTTTGTAGTATTGTTTGGGGCGCTGGATATAAAACTCCAGGTGATAGGTGGAAAGTCAACTTTAGAAATAACTCTCATCTGCAGTCCTCAGGTGGCGGAAACTACTTTGGAGGAGTAGGTCTTCCTAATGGCCCATACGCAAGCGGTGACTATGGGGGAGGTGCTATTGTAAACAAAGGATTCACTGATCCAGTATATCCAGGTGCAATAATTACTATGCAGGTGGTAGAAGACGTCCTAAATAGTAATCAACAATTATTGTCTCAGCAGTTTCCACCATCTCAAGCATATTATGAAAACATAGAGGAATGGTTTGTTGAGTCAGGTGCATATCTTCAGTTCCAACAGTTTGACATAAATGGAGTCAATATAGGGTCACAAGGCATTTCGTTCCGACGAGGATCTTCTTTTACTCAAACATATGTGGCTGGCGCTCCATACGATGAAATAATACAAGGAGGCCCTACAGACCCAATGTATATGATAATGCAGGGATTTGGATTTAGTGGAAATGATGTAAACAGAATTAGTGCAAAGTTCACTATATCCCAAATCGACACTCCTCTCATTTGCGAGACTGAAGCTAAGTCTACAGACGCGGAGATATACAGAGAGTTAATGCATACGTATCCGATTGACGGAAGCGGAAACCATCTTGTTAATTGGGAGTTCAGCACATCGGAAGAGGTGCTTACAGGACAGTTATCAGGAAAGACGAGATTGAAGCTGACAGATAAGTCAAGACCGCACTATTTTACTGTAAATAATTCAGTTTTAGTAGACGGTAATGTCTATGCGGTTCTTGCTACAAGAGACAGATATCAAATGGTTATTGACAGGGTATGGACTGGATCTGTACCAGCAGGATCAGTTATATTGGACGGTTCAGACAACCAAGATCAAAGTGGCACTTTCACTCCGGCTGTCATTGAGATAAATACGCCTGACAATAGCAACTGCGACTTTAATGCATGGTCGTGGGGTAATGGCCTTGAGTCTGATAGGATACTTGATGACTTTAACGCCACAACGCTTGACTTCTCACCAAGAGCTGTTGGTATCATTGAGAACTATAAGCAGATACGAAATGATGCATCAGTTTGCTACAGCGGTATCTATAACGAGAATACGCAGTACAACAGACTGAACGAATTTAATCTCAGCCTTGCGAACTTCAAGTATTTAGACAGAGAGTTTGGAAGTATACAAAAGCTTTATGCGAGAGATACAGACTTGTTGGTATTCCAAGAGAATAAGATATCGAGGGTTCTGTATGAAAAGAACGTTCTTGCTGACTCAGCAGGGGGAGGTCAGGTAGTATCTATTCCTGAGGTTCTTGGTACACAGGTAGCATATCCAGGTGAGTACGGCATCAGCAAGAACCCAGAGTCATTCGCTCAATGGGGCAATCAAATATTCTTCACTGATGCTAGAAGAGGTGTTGTCCTTGCGATGTCTAATGACCAAAGATCAGCTTTCAATGATCAGTTGTACGAGATCAGCTCTTTTGGAATGCGTGACTACTTCAGAGACTTAATGAAGGACAATCCGACAACACAAAAGCTTGGTGCTTACGATCCTCACAATCATAACTATGTGTTGGCTAACACTGATCAAAGAGCGCTTCCATGTAGTCTGTCTATTAGCAGAACGTCACTGTCTGTACCTAAGGACAATCTCGGATATATTATGTTCGCTATTAACACAGATGTTGCATGGACGATGGCTGCTGTAAGTACAGGTAGTGGCACTAACTGGGTTGCTGACTATCCTACTGAGGGTAACGGTAGTCAGAATGTTGGTGTAACTGTGTCGGCAAACTTGACAGCTTCAAATAGAAGTGTTAACTTTGTAGTCACTTATTGCGACGGTCTCACTGAGACGTTTACATTAACTCAGGCAAGAGGTAAGAAGCGAACGCTTGTTCCCATTGTCTTTAATAGCGTGGTTCAATAATGCAGGCAAACCAAAGATTCAGTTATACAGGTAGTTCTACATACAGTTTAGAGAATGTGCAGCTACAGAACGGAGGGGTAGCTCTGTTTGACGCAAGGACAGGTATTGGAGGTATTGACTACATGCCTGCCGACGGTGACACAGTAACTGTTGTTGCCGGATATACTACTAAGGTGAATAATCAGACGTTCCAGCCTGGAATGAACAACAACGTTTACTACCTTGTTTCAGACACTCTATATACATCTGCTGACAAAAGGCTTATACTTCAACAGGCAACGCCTATACCTGTTGTATACGTTGCTCTATCTGGCGGGTATTATCAAGGTACTTTTGTGTTCTCAAACCCAAATGACTTTGAGTATCTATATCTGATTTGGGATTATTCTGATGATTTTAACGACGGGTCGATCTCTTACTATGGGGACGCATCAGAACGTATTATTGAGGCTTACTTTGGGGCTAACAAGGGTAATGCGGGTGTAAACTATGTTGTTCCTGATAGACCTGTTAGAATACAAGTGAAATGGAATGGTGTTATTGTAGGTGACACTGGATATGTTGGTCTTAACTCTGTAGCAAACTATAATGCTCTTGTTGCAGCAGGAATTGATGCGGCAGACATAGCATTGTCATTCCCATACAATGGTCTTGTAAATAATGGTACCGGAACAATAAGATTCAATAAATACCTAACTGATGGTGACGCTGTTGTGTATGCGTCAGTCATCAGAGATACTACATCTTTCTTCTTAGAGGAGGTAGATCCATCTCTTACAGGATTCTATATCGATGTGGACAACGGGACGTTAGCGAACGTGTGTTCTCAAGTTGCCGACACTCAGTACTACCATGATGGAGCGAGTGCATTGCCAACTATCGGTGACAGGATATATGTAGACTCAGGGGGATCTACATTGTTTGATGGAGGAAATGCATACCATCAGACAAGTACTACTCTTCTTGTTGTTCCTCCTGTATCCGGAGGTACATACGTTGCTATTGACAGTAACGGCGTTGTGTATGAGGCGGGGTCGTGCGACTGTGCTG